CCAACATCCAACGAAGCGTCCGGATGATATCGGAACGCCACTTTCCCCATCTTCTGCGGCGACTGCCGGCGCCAAGTAATCCGGCTTATCGGGTTCGGATCGGCCGGGTCATCATCAAGGGTGGCGATGTGGTCCCAACCGGTAGCGGTCACCACATCCACGGAACACTCGGCGAAGAACTCCGCCAGAGTTCCGCCGGCCCAGTACCACCACTCGTCGGCGTCGAACGGGAGAATCCATTCGGCGCCCATTCCGCCGGCCTTGTGAACTAGGCGGGTCATTTTGCCGGCTTGATCGTAGGCGGGGTCTTTGTCGTCAACGATGAGAACTCGGGGGTCGAGGTTGGCGAGTTCGTCCAGGATTGGTCGGGTGAAGTCGTCGGAAAGGTTGTCGGCGACGATTACGAGGTCGATTCCTTCGTCGAGGAGATGGCGAACTACTTCGCCGATGATGTCTTCTTCGTTGCGGACCATTGTTACGGCGGCGATCATTTTTCGACCTTCCTAGCTGGAACTCCGACCCAAGTTTGGTTCGGTGGGATTCGAGTGTTCGGTGGGACCACAGCGCCGGCGCCGATGACGACTCGGGGGCCGATTTCGCAGAGGTTCGAGATCACAGCGCCGGCCCCGATTTGAGTTCCGGCGCCGATGAGTACGTCTCCGCAGATTGTCGCCCCTGGGCCGACGGTAACGAAATCTCCGAGGTGAGCCCGGGCAATAAACACGTTCCCATTGATGTGAGTGTGTCGACCTAACCGAACTTCGGGGCCGATCGTGCAATGCGCGCCAATAACGGCCCCTTCAGAGGCTCTCAAATCGTCGCAGAGGGCCGCCGAAGGGTGAAGGATAGTGATAGCGCCCAAACCGGTATCGAGGCTTTCTCGGACCATTGAATCGTTATGACCGAGAACGTAATTTCCGAACAGTGTGGCATCCGTGGGGCGGCCGATGACGTTTGGCCCGGGGATGTCGTCGAGGAACCCTCGAACAATCCACCCCGAAGCTTCCGCAATGGCCGCGATGTCTCGGCCGTGTCCGCCACGGCAAACCACCACCAGTTCTTTCACAACTGCCAGCCCCGAGTCCGCCGAACCCCAATATGGGTACAGCGCGGCGGATCGTCCATCCCGCCGAAGTAGGCGAACCGTTTCCCATGCGCCACGAGTTGTTCAGTGAGTCCCGCTTCTAGATCCGCCGGGAAACGGGTAACCCAGCGGGGGTACAGACACTGATTGAACGTGAAAAGACGTTGATGAACGATCAACGAACCCTCTTCAGTGAACTCGTCGCGGTAAAGGTTGATGATTCCGCCGGCCCGGTGTTCCTCCGGGGACCAAGGCTGTCGGAGGAGTGCGATTTGGGCGAGATCCGATCGGCTCTCCAACTGGTGAATCATTAGGCCAATGTCAACGAGCCCGGGGAAAGTGAAGTCGTCTTCGAGGTGGAAGACGAACTCGATGTTCTCGTAGAGGTTGTCCCATCCGGTTTGGATGGCGCCGGCCAAACCTTTCCGTTCCGGGTTCTGAATGGTTTCCCATCCGGGGATGTTGAAGAGGCGACCTTCGCCGGAGTCGTCCACAAGAAGGCATTGTTCGAACGGCCAGTCCAACATCTCAAAAGCAGATTCGAGGGTGTCTCGGAGGTAATCCCACCGGCCGTCGGTGATGACCATTAGCGCAACTTTGGGGATCATCGGATCTGGACTCCTTGGGCGGCCCATTTGGCGAGGAACACGGCGCGATCCTGGGCGAGTTGGGCTTGCATTTTCGGATCGTTCCAGTTGCCGGTCTTTCCGCCCCCGTCCAAGTGTTCAACGGTGGTTCCGGAAACCATTCCGTACCATCCGCCGGTCCCGTCGATCGTCAACGTGAGATCGTTGTCTCCGAACCACCATTTGCAATCCTCGGGGAATCTCCAACCGGCGGCGAAGAGCTCCGATTTGACCATGAACGCGAATCCGGCGAGCCCGCCGGTCCCGTCGTACTTGTTGGCACAGATCCCGTGAAGTTGCGCTACTTCCTCGACGAGTGTTCGGCCGTCATAGTTGGGGCATACCGCCACCAACTCCTCATCAGACCGCAAAGCATCCCGGAGCGTTTGACAGAAACTGTCACCTATCCGGATGTCGTTGTTGAGGAAAAGAAGGTTCGCTTTGGGATGTAGAGACATCGCCCATTGTGCGCCGGCGTTCCACATTTCGTGGATCCCGAGGCCCATAGCGGCCGCGACCTTCGCGACCTTCTGAGTTTCCAACCATTGCCGGGTCTCGGAGTTCGATCCGTTATCAAGGATGAGGATGTCTGTGTAGCCGCCCTGTTCGCGCAACTGATGAACAAGCTTCTTCGTGTCCTTGAGGTTGTCTTTTACTGGGATTATCACGAACGTTTTGTCCGGGATCTGTTCCGGTGGTACCTGGGGCCAGAAGTCGGCGGAGGTGAGTGTCCGCTTTTTGATGTGGCCGGCCTCGATGTCGGTGTCGACGTGGCAGGGGAAGCCGAGGGCAGCGGCCCTAAGACTGAACACGTAGTCCTCGCCCATAATGTCCGGGACCATTTCGCCGGTCTCCGGGTCTTCCATGTTCCATTGCGCGTACTTGAACCAAGGTTGAGCGTCCAACTTATGGGCTTCCGCCATTCGTTCGAGAACGGTTCGGTGAATTACTACACACCCGGATCCGACTGCGCCGACTTTCCAATGTTTGTCGGCTGGGATCGTTGAGTATTCGCGCGGTTCCGGCGGATCCAACGAAGAAAAACCCATACAGGCCGGAACGATCCGACGATACGGGTTTGTTTTCTCGGCCATTACCAAAGCGGAAAGGATTGGGCGTTCGGCTGGGTCGGCGGAGTCGACGAGTTGATCGAGGATGTCGAACCGAAACCGTTGGTCGGTGTCCACGAACCACAACCATTCGGAGTCGGTGTCGAGGAACGCTCGAACTACGGAGTTCCGTTGTTGCGGAAGGTTCGTTCCGGCTTGGGCGATCAACCATCCGGCGTGACTCAAGAGGCCACGGTTTTCCAGGTCCCAAGATTTGAGGGCGAGCAGTGAGAACACGAAGTCCGGTTCGAACTGGCCGAAGATGATTCCTACAGAAACTTTCGGGGGTTTCATTTTTCTCCTGTCGGGGATATCGGGGATGTCGGGGTGGTGGGCCAGCCCAGGCCCCCGACGGACAGGGCTGGCCCACTAACTGCGGTCAGACGATCAGACCAGAAGAACCTTGAAGGCGCTTGAGGAAAGAACGTCGGCACCGGTACGCCAGAAGGCGAACCATCCGGCCTGACCGGTCGGACGCTGGTTCGAACCCTTGACCATCGGCTCGTACATGATCTCGACACCGATTCGGTCGATGATCTTGTAGTAGTTGAAGTCACCCAGGATGAGGGCGTAGTCGTTCGAACCGGAGACGATGGTCGAGTCCATCTGCTCGTTGGTGTAGGTGTTGTACCCGATCATCTGCGCCGGGAGACCACCACCGAACGCCGACCAGAAGTTGGTATTCGCGTCAGTTGCGGCACGGAACTGGTTGTAGATCGCACGGGCCGCAAGGAACGACGCGTTATTGCGGAAGCGTGGGCTGAGGGCGTTGTCCAGGGCGTAGGCGTCAGCGGCCGTGATTCGGCCCGCACCAGTAGCACCGGACGCGGCGTTCACCACAGGACCAGTGCCGGAGAGGCGGGTGATAAGGCCGTACGGCTGGCCGGAGCCGGTACCGGAGATGTGGGCGGCCTCTTCGAGACGGTCGCGAGCGTCGGCGATAAGGCCGGCGATCTCACCGAAACCGGAGTCCGCGATGACTTCGTAGGAACCGAAGAGCCAAGCGGCGGCCTTCTGAACCTGGATGGTCGGGCCGGCGAACGTCGGGGTGGCGTCGGCGGCTTCGGTGCCTTCAGCCAGCCACTCGGCGGTCACACCAGCGGAGGTGACACCGTCCCACTGATCGGTCGTGATCTGAGTGACGTTCGAGATCTGACGAACCTGGTTCGAGGAACCGGCGTTGGTCAGAACGATCGTCGGGTCGAGGAACTGCGGAACGAGAACGCCACCGTTCGCCGCGGTGAGTGACATCGCGGCGCGAGCCTCACCCTTGGTGAGGATGCGGGGCATCCCAGCTTGCGGGTTCTCGACGTACTCCTCGAATGCCCGGAGGTACTCGGGCGATGAGGTGCGGACGATGTGACGGGCCACAGCGTCGGCATCCGAGCGGCGTGACTCCACAAGACGAGTCGCGGCCTCACGGGCCGAGTCCTCCACATACGAGGGGAGGTGCTTTTCGATGACGTCAAGAGCGCGTGAGCGAAGCTCGGAGCCCTTGTCGGTGGTGAGGCTGTCGTGGTCGAAAGCATCACGAACAGTGTGGGTGTTGACGTTGATGGAGGACATGGCTCCGTCTCCTGTTTCTTTCGCCACGGGGGCGAACTCGGCAATGGCGGACTTCCGCTCTTCGAGGGCGACGAGCTCGGCTTCACCAGTGCGAACAAATTCGACACCGGCATCCCAAGCGGTCTGCTCGTCCAGATCGAACGAACGCTCTTCGGCGGATTCGTGCATCGTGCGCAGAACCGACTTCACATAGTCGATTCCGTCGCGAAGGTTCTTTTCATCCATTAGAGGACTCCTTCGATTGTGCGAAGCGACGCTTCACGTTGACTGGGTGTGTTGCCGGAGTGCGTGAGCGGATCCGGTGTGATTGTGGTGAGGTCTTCCGAAGTGCCAGCGGCGGGTCCGAAAGGCGTACCGAGAACAAGAGCCCTAGCGATGGCCTGACGGTCAGTGCTGGGCAGTTCGAACAACTCATCCAGTGAAGCAGACCGAACACCAACCGTGGTGGATTCGTAAGCGGGGAAAACCACCGGTCCCAGCTCCATCAGCTTCACTTCTTCCAAGGTGCGCACCGGCACCGCCGAAGCGTCGTCCCAGGATTCCTTGATGACCTGGAAACGGAAACTCATACCGTCGATTGCACCCGAGGCGATGGCATCGCGAACCGGTTGGATCAACCAGTTATCCGCCAAGCGCGCCTCGACATACAACCCGTGGTCATCCTCTCGAAGCTTCGTGATCGTTCCGAGTGGCATGGATCCGAGGAGAGGGTGGCGGCCGTGTTCGAACTGGAGGACTGG